TGACAAGCCGACAGCGCAAAAACAAAGGAAAGGAGAGACCACAATGGTCACAATCAAGAGCACACGCTCTCTTTCGCAGGAGAGCGGGGTCAAGGTATTGGTGTACGGTCAAGCCGGCGCGGGTAAAACGTCGCTGATTCCGACGTTACCCGCGCCGATTGTTTTATCGGCGGAAGGGGGACTACTTTCGATACGGGAGCACGATCTTCCGTATATCGAGATCACTACGATGGAAGACCTGCGGGAAGCGTACCGCTTCCTACGAGACAGCCATGACGCGCGCGAATACAAAAGCGTGGCGATTGACTCGCTATCTGAAGTCGCCGAGGTCGTCTTGGCAAACGAGAAGAAAAACAGCAAAGACCCACGCCAGGCATATATGGCCATGCAAGACGCCATGTACGACTTAATCAGGGCTTTCAGGGATTTGCCGGGGCGGCACGTTTACGTCACGGCGAAGCTGGAAAGAGCGCAAGACGAAATGGGGCGGATACTATACTCCCCATCAATGCCGGGGCAGAAGACCGGGCAATCGCTGCCTTATTTCTTTGACGAAGTACTAGCGTTGCGGGTGGAGCGCGATGCCGAAGGCACACCGCACCGCGCGCTGCTCTGTCAGCCCGACGGGTTATGGGTTGCTAAGGACCGATCGGGAAAGTTGGACTTTTGGGAAGCCCCAGACTTGGGGGTAATCATCAATAAGATCACGGGAGGAAGCAAATGAACACAAAACCCTATGACTCTCTTCTAGAAACTATGCTGGTCGAATGGCGCGTTGCTAAGCAACTCGAACAAGAAGCCACGCGCCGCCGGCGAGGCATTGAAGACGGAATCAAGGCTCTTATCAACTTTGACGAGAGCCGAGAAGGAAACATAGCGCTACCGTTTGACGGCGGGCGCGTGGTTATCACGGCACGCCTTGACCGCAAGGTTGACGCGCAACTAGCGCGCCAACTTGCTGCCGAAAACCACCTGGAAGACTGGCTTGACCGCATCTTCCGCTGGAAGCCGGAACTGGAACTCCGGGCGTGGAAAAAAGCGCCCGAATACGTTACGCAAGCATTCGCCCCGGCAATCACCACCAAGCCAGGGCGGGCAACATTTTCTCTTGAACTTGAGAAAGGAGACGGACAATGAAGCTCGACGAAATCATTCGCTTTGACGAACTACCCGACAACGAACTTACCGTCGTGCCGGCGGGCTGGTACACGGCCACCATTGCAGAAGCCGAAGTCAAAACCAGCAAGCGTGGTGACGGACAGTATCTTTCAATCCGATACACTGTTTTAGGCCCGACGCATCAGGGGCGCAGCGTGTACGGCAATATCACGCTACGCAACGCCAGCGAGACAGCTACGAGAATCGGCCGTGCGCAACTCAAGGAGTTGATGGGCGCGATTGGCCTTGCACAGCTTGCGGATACAGACCAGCTTGTAGGGGCTACGCTTCAAGTGCGCGTCACGGTGAGAGACGACCCACAGTACGGACAGAGCAACGAGGTGAAAGCCTGGAAGCCGGCAGGCGCACAGCCTTCCGTGCCGTCGCTTCCACCTGCACCTACCCCGGTGTCAGCTCCGCTACCAGCGCCAGTACCAGCGGCAGGCAGCGCCGAAACGCCACGTCCGCGTAACCTTCCGCCGTGGGCGAAGTAACCCAAAAAGCAAACGGCTTCGGGTGATTCTACTCGAAGCCGTTCTCTACACCAGACAGAGGAGGCACGACGCGATGTCTGATTTAGAACATTTAGAACAATTGATAGATCAGTACCACGAAAGAATCAACGCCAACGAACAGCCCCGTGCGTACCTGGGTTGTTCCCAAGCCGGCATCCGCTGTGAACGCCGCATTTGGCTGATGTTCCGATGGGCTGTTCAGGAGCGCTTCACCGGGCGAACGCTGCGAATGTTTCGCCGGGGGCGTGAAGAGGAGCGTTTAGTCTTGGAAGACCTGCGCGCCATCGGTTGCGTCATTACAGACTGCCAAAAAGAAGTCGTATTGACGCCGCATATCAAAGGACATGTGGACGGAATCATTACCAGCGGGCTGCCCGGGCACGAGAACGAACAGCTTGTGCTTGAAATCAAAACGTTCAGCGCCAACGCTTTCGCGCAATTGACGCGAAAAGGCGTCAAAGAAGCTCGCTACGACCACTGGGTGCAGGTTCAACTCTATATGCTAGGGCTGCAAATTCCCCAAGCCTTGTATTTTGCCGTCTGCAAGGATGACGATCGCATTCACGCTGAAATCGTACGGCTGGACGCCGAACGTGCCCAAGCCATTCTCGATAAGCTCAACCGGTTGGTGATGGAAACCCGGCTCCCGCCGCCAATTTCGCGAGACCCCACATGGTGGGAGTGCAAAGGCTGCCCAGCATATTCTTTCTGCCATGAGCAGGCACCGGTAACGGAACGAAACTGCCGAACGTGCGCTTATGGCGCGCCAGCGTCCACCGGACTGACGGTTACACCGTGGGAATGCCGATACGAACCGGTCTCTCCCCAAGAACTCACCGTGCAGCAGCAACGCCAAGGATGCGAATGCCATACGCCGCTGCGCGAATTCACAGATCGGACTTGGAGGTGACGCAATGCCGTACACAAACATCAACGAACTGCTCGACGCCCTGCGCCAGAGCCTGGCGGAGCATCCGGCTGAACGTGACGCACTCAAGGCGATTGCGACTATCGCACGACGCGACGGGCTGGAAGCCGGTATTGCCGCCTACGAAGCCTGGAAGCGGTCACGGCTGTCTGACGAAGCCGGAGCGGAGCACTCCAGCGCGTCAGAGGCCGCGCCGGACAAGCCCACACCAGCGCAACCTGCACAAACATCTCCGCTTCAACTTCGAGACTACCAACAAAGAGCACTCGACCAACTCTACGACTGGTTTGCGCAGCACAAGACCGGCAATCCGTGTATCGTCCTGCCGACTGGCGCCGGCAAAAGCCACGTCGTCGCCGCCTTATGCAAGGATGCTCTGACGCAATGGCCAGAGACAAAAATCCTAATGCTCACCCACGTCAAAGAACTCATTGAACAGAACCTTGAAAAGCTTCTGTTGCACTGGCCAAACGCGCCGGTAGGAGTGTACAGCTCCAGCATAGGACGGAAACAACTAGGCTATCCCATTACCTACGCCGGAATTCAATCAATATGGCGACGCGCCGAAGACGTGGGGCACGTTGACCTTGTTGTTATTGACGAGGCACACCTGGTGTCGCACAAAGACACCGGGATGTATCGGACATTTCTCAGCGGGTTGACGCAAATCAACCCACGGCTCCGTGTCGTCGGACTGACTGCCACGCCGTTCCGGTTAGGTCACGGACTGATTACCGACCCGCCGGCAATCTTTTCGCCGCCGCTAATCAAACCGGCGTCTCTGACAGAGCTTATCGCTAAGGGGTATTTAGCGCCGCTGAAAAGTAAAACCACAGACGTAGCCTATGACGTATCTGGCGTCGCCAAGCGTAATGGCGACTACGTTGAAAGCGAGCTCCAAGCGGCAGTGGATAAGGAAGACCTGAACCGGTCGGTCGTGGATGAGATTATTGCCCGCGCTGAGAACCGCCGGCACTGGCTATGTTTTTGCACCGGAGTTGAACACGCCCGCCACATTGCCGCTGAATTTCTCAAACGCGGCATCAAAGCGAGATGCGTCACCGGCGAGACCGCTAAAAACGAGCGCGATGCCATTATCCGCGCATTCAAGGCAGGTGAAATTCGCGCGCTAACCAATGCAAACGTTCTTACTACGGGGTTCGACTTTCCTGACATTGACCTGATTGCCATGTTGCGTCCAACAGAATCCCCCGGCTTATACGTGCAAATGGCCGGCCGGGGGCTGCGTCCGAAATCTCACACCGATCACTGTCTAGTGCTGGACTTTGCCGGCGTCGTTGAGCGGCACGGTCCAATCACAGCCGTCGAGCCGCCGGAAAAGAACGGTAACGGAAGCGGACGCGCGCCGGTCAAGAAATGCCCACAGTGCCGTGAAATCGTCCACGCCAGGGTCAAGGAATGCCCCGTGTGTGGCTACGAATTTCCACCAGCCGAGCGCACGGTCAACCTATGGCTACGCGACGCCGACATCATGGGCAGCGCTGTAGAAACCCACGCCGTCACGCGCTGGCACTGGATGCCGCACTATAGCGTCCACAGCGGACGCTGGTTGCTACTCGGAGAGTATCACACCACGTCTTTACGCCTGGTCATCACCCAGTATCTGACGCTTTTCTACCCAGGCTTCCCCGGACGCCGCGCTCAGGCTGACCTCGAAGCCCTGCTTGGCGAGCCACTCCCTCAGCTCCAAGGTAGTGAGCAGGAGAAGCTTGAAAAGCTGGCAAAAATTCTCAACGAAAAACCCGCGCCGTCTGAGATTTCTTTTGTTAGAGACGGCAAATTCTTTCGGATTACTTCCGCTAAATGGAGGTTATTATGAGACCGCCGGAACCGGATTTTGTCAGGGCTTGGCGGGACGCAATTCGCGCCCCGCATACAGGGGAAACCCCGCCAATTCCCAAGTGTTGTCACACGTGCTGGTGCTATGACCAAAACGGCTTTTGCCAGCACTATCAGGACTACCCGCCGGCTGATTTTGCCGCTCGCCAAGACGCTTGTGAGTGGTGGATTGACGAGTTGCCGTTCTAGCCGCCACGCCGCGCCGGGAGACCTTCCCGGCGTTTGTTTTTCCAGCAACGCCAGCCGGAAGGCAGCCAGCACCCCGCCAGGGGAGCAAAAACCGCCCGCGAACTACCCACCGAACCGCCTTTCAACCCTAAAACGCCG